CTTATCCTCTGCAATACTCCACCCAGTACCTAATTCCCAATCTTGAGCGACCTCACGTACTGAAACGTTGTCTATTGAGCCAGTGAAATCTGGATTTGCTGTTATTGTAAACCTATCATTTGTAGATACTGCCGTTATATATGTTGTATGGTTTCCACTTGTTGTAATATTATTACTATCATTCCCGCTTGCAACTTCTATATTTGTAATATTTCCACTTGTTACAATTACATCAAAATTAACCTTGTATGTTTTACCTACTACAAAATCAATAGTTGCCCCAAGAAAACCGCCTTGTTGTTTTAGTTCGGTATTTGCAACTTGAGAGCCATCACAATTAGCGCTACCGCCACTTATAGACCACCCAGTTCCTTTTGTCCAATTACTATCTGTATCAAAAGAGCCGTTAGAAATCTGCTCTACCCCCTCTTGAGAAAAACTACCATTAGAAACCTCCTCTGCTCCCTCCTCTGAAAAGTCGCCATTCTGCACCAAATTACTCGATAGTATCTGTACGTTTTCAACAAGACCTTGTGCATTTACGCGCGTAGCCGCAGAATTTCTGCTGAATTGGAAATCTCCGCTCCCATCACTTGGTTTAACACATAGTGCCTCTCCATTGTTATACGCAGTTGGTGTAAGTATTACTGATGCTTTATCTAAAAGGTTGCTCATTATTCTATAATTTCTAATTCATCTAATATTGAGGTTGTACAAGCCTCATTCTCAAAATACGTTGCTCTTGCTTCAAGTAATTCTAGCAAAGCTGGTACTGCACTACAACCAGCATAAATTTTGTACACAATACCCCAGCCAACAGTATTATCACAAACACCTCTGCCCCACCAACTTTTAAAATATATTTCGTTTGCCATTACTTTTTCTTTTTTTTCTTTTTAAGAAATACCTTTAATTTCTCAATGTTCTTTGCCTTTGGTTTGTAGATCATAACTTGTTACTAAAGTACCCATCCATTAAATGTAGCCTCATAACTAGGGTAAATGTCATCATTCACGTTATTTGTGTACTCTGGATATGTAGCTTGGTTAAAACTCATAAAGTCTATAAAACGTCTTGAATACCATTCTGCATTAGTTCTTGCTTTCTCAACTAAAAAATCAACTTCGTTCTTGTCTACAGTTTGTGCATTTTCAGATGTGTGTTTATATACACCGCCATTTTTAATTTGGTAAGCTGCAAAAGGTATATAGTTTGATTGTGCATACCATATAAGCATTTCAACAACAAAATCTTCTAATATAGTTTTCCATCTTGCATTTGCTGGTAAATCAATTCCAGCAACAATAGCATCAGTCAAACCAGTGTACATATTTGTACCAATAATTTGTTGTATGTCTATCTGTTGTGCGATTTTTATGAACTGTATGAACTTGTCCGTATCAACATTCCCATCAATGATAGAGTTTCTTACTAAATCGGTTCTATTTATAAATAATACTGTTGCCATAGTTTTCTAGTTTGGGTATGCTCCTCTGTTCTTCATATCAATAGGTGCTTCTGCTGCATCTTTATATTCACTTCCTTTTGGTTGGTATGAGTTTGGTATTGTATCTACTTCTGTACCTTTAGAGATGTATTTTTCTGTTTCACTTTTCATTCTATACAATTCTTCTTGCCAGAAATGACCGCAATAAATACCGCCCTTAAACTTAAATAAAGAATAGTTTTGCCCTTTATGACCAAAGTTATTGTTTACACCTTGAAAAGATGCATTATCAATATCTTCTTTTCTATACACAACACCCTTACCAGTTCTTGACATCATTGTTTTGCAGAAATCCCTACTATTAGTAGATGACTTTCTTTCTTGGTATGTGTATCTAATCTTGTAATATGATTTATCTAACTTACTTTCTCCATTAGGATTTGATTTAATAAAATCAGCAAACTTTTGTATTCTAGTTAGCTTCTTTTTTATCTTTGAATTTGCCCAATCATCAGCATCTGAATTTTTATCTGAAACCTCTCTTACATCTACAAGTTCATAATCATTACCTATAGTTTCATACTCTAGGTTTTCTAAAATAGCACTAGCCATTTCATCTGTAAGTTCTTGTTTAAGAGGTACACAGTTTGGTACTTCTTTACCATCTTTAGTTTTTGTGCCTATTTGCTCGTAACCATCCCAACAAGGTGATTTAAGTTCTTCGTGTGATACACAAGGCATATAATATGTTACACCCTCAATTTCGTGTTCGTGTGATCCACCACAACCCATTTCATCAGCTACCTTTTCTGCTTCTTCTTTAGTCTTGTAAACATCTTTGCCATCTATCTTTTTTAGATTAACTGCCATTTCAACACCAGTTTCTTCTTCAATAGTTTCTTTGTCTTGTAATGTTTGGTCTACCTCTGTAAATTCTAGTGGTTGTAAGGTCGTAAAGTAAAGGTTTAAGCTGATATCGTTGTAAGCTAGTATATTATCAAAGCTATCTATCAAAAGCTCTTGAAATGGTCTTATAACGGTGTTATCCATTAATAGAGATGCAGTCTTTATTTCTTCTGCATTGTTACCTAAACCACTACCATCTTTTATACCTAATAACATAGGCGAAACAATTCTATGGGCAACCATTATTTTTGATGTGCTTTCTTCACTCAAGAATTGGTATTGGTTGTGAGCATCACTTAATTGTACTGGTGTAATTTCTGCTTGACTTTCTTTATTGTCATTAAAAGCTAAAATAAATTTACCAGCGTTGCTAGTTCCAGAAAACTTCTGTGCTATTTTTGTTTCTATTAATTGTCTTTCTTGTTGGTTAGGTGTACCATTATTAAAGTTGATTAACATTGATGGACTTAAACCATTCATTATGTTGTTCAAATGATAATTAGATACTTCTTCTTCAAGTTCTGCATATTGTAAACCTCCTTGATAGTCTACGGGTGAGTAGTAATAAAACCCACTCTTGTATGGTTTAATGTAGTATATCTCTATTTCTTCATTAGACATACCAAAGGCTGGTATTCTTAATGGTTCATCAGTCTTTTTTATGTTTGCCCAATCATTAAAATAGTAATAAGCTGGCACTTCTCCATCTTCATTACATTTTTCTGCTCTTAATGTTTCAATAGGCATATGCTCTAACTGAACAATCTTGCTTCTATCTTTAGAATAGATAACTTGTATTGCAGCTTGCCCCATAAGTTTGAGATCATAACAAGCCCTACGCACTACATCTTTTTTAAACAAAGAAACCATCTGTGCATACTCATTAGGTTTTCTGTTGCTATCTGTAGCATTTAAACCTTTACCATAAATAGCTTGTGATATACCGTTTATAGCTGCATTGTTTGTTGGCGATCCATTATAACGGTCTATTAAAAACTGAAAGTAGTTGTTATCCTCACCATATTCAATCCAATCAGCGCCATTAACTTCTTTTACCTCTGGGCTTGTGTAAGTGCTTAAATTTACAAAGCCAAACTCTGATGCTTTAGATGCTTTTGTGAATTGTCCTTTACTATTTCTTTTTCTCATATCACTATGTAATCGTTATTGAAACCATTGTATTCTGTATATTCTCCTTTGTTAACTTTATAATGGTTATTTGTTGTTTGATTAATATCTTGATCTGTGCAAAATATTCTATCTCTATATATGGTGTTTGTTTTAGAGGCATCTGAAAATATCTGTAAATCATAAAAATGCCCTTCAACTAATACTGGAACAAAAATATTACTAAAAGTTAAATAATTACCTATTGTTGTAGCATTTGTAATTAAATAGTCAACAATTACATTTGTGCTATCATCTCTAATTTCCATAGTAAACGTACTTATGTAAGTTCTTGGTATTATAGATAAATCTTGTGCGGTTGTATTTGTGGTTAATATGATCATCAAATATATAACGTATAAAAACTACTAATTTGTAAAAACAAAAAAAAAGCACCCGATAAAGGATGCTTTCAATTTAAAATAAATATTAATTATGCAGTTGGATCAACTTGTGCTGCATCTCCAGTTACTGCACTTGCAAGGAAATATGGTGCAGTTTCTTCCATACCCTCAAAAGTAAGTGTAAACCCACTTAAATCTCCAGCGGCTGCTCCAGTTACTACTGTACCACCAGTACACTCCATACCATTTTCAAACCCACATAAGAAACTATTACCATAATAATCTTCAACTACTATGTATGGTCTTGCTACTGCAAGTGTTTGTAGTTCTTGTTGCGTTAAAGCATCTAAATATGTTAGTGTAAGGTTTAAAGTTTGAGTATAAAAAGTCGTTCCATTTTCTCTGCTACTTGTTACAGTAGTTTCTAAAGATGAATTACCTTTTACATCGTATTCATACCAAGTTGGTGTTCCCGTAAACGTTGCTTCACCAGTTGGTGCATCTACTGTGATTGCAGTAATGTCACCGTAATCAGCAAAGTAAACTCTTTTAATGCCACCAAAAGCACTTTTGCAAGGTAGTTTTCTACCCGTTGTTAATGTACAAGCCATTGTTTTTATTTGTTTTAAAAAAAAAGGGTGAGCAGATTACCTACCCACCCCTTTCTATAGATTAATTAATTACTATGCGTATTCTACTAAATCAGATGCGATACCAAATTGTACTGCACTTGTAAAACGCATTACCATTCTCACATTGTTACTAGCATCCAAATCACTCATATCTAGAACCTTAACCTCTTGAGTTGAGTTTAACAACCCAGTTCCAAAGTATAAGTTAGATCTTTCTGCAACATACATTTTGTTTGCTGACATACCTGGACAAACAAATATTTTCACACCGTTTACCGTTAGGCTTCCGTTGTTCCACCATTGTGTTCCCATATTGTTTACACCATTTGCTCCTAAACCATTTGATCCAAATCCACCAAGTGCTTGAACATATAGTTTAGCTGCTTGTGTTCCCATATAAAGAAACAAGTCTTCTTTTCCGTAAAGTTGTGCTGGAATAGCATCAACTACTTTAGAAAGTTCATCGATGATGTTTGTAGATAACAATCCACCCGCTACTGCTGCAACTTGTTGTGCTGCTGGAATATCTCCCGCTGCTGCTGATGCTGCAATTAGTTTTTCAAACCCATCAAAAGAGTTATTAGTTCCAGCCGCAGTATCTCCTTGCCAAATACAAAATTCTGTGTTCTGTGCAACTTTTGAAGCTACTTGAGCAATTAAGAAGTCAGAAAACTTTGGTGGCAATGTTTGACCAAGACCATAACCCATTGATTGTGCTTCCCAATCGTTAACGAAGTCATACTTACAAAGTTGAAGATTTACTTGAAGCTCAACTGGCTGAATAATTCTTTCGGTTAAAGTGATTGTAGATGTTGGTGTAAAATCACAAGATGCAGAAGATACTAATGCGTCTGTTGCAAGTTTTTTGATTACTTCTTTAAAAGCGATGTTTGCCTTTACTGTTAAACCACCATCGTCAATAGTTGATGCAGATAATAAAGCTGCTGCGATATACTCACCAGCAAATTCACCAGCATAAGTTGTAGTGATGTTAGTAGTGGTTGCTAAATTTACGTTTCTTTTATTCATTTTTATTTATTTAATTTGTTTAATACTCTATCAAGTGTTGTGTTAAAATTACCTTTAGCAAATTGCATTTGTTTTTTTTGTGGTGCTTTTGCTTCTGGATTGTGTTTAATTGGTTTTACTGCTGCTGAAAGTTCTTCCTTTTTTTCTTCTTCTTCTTTCACATCCATATCAGAAAACTTCTTTTTAAGTTCTTCAATTTCTTCTTTTACTTCTTCAATTACTGGGGCAATTACCTCAACAACTGCTTCAATGATTGCTTCTACTTCTGATGCAACCTCTGCTGGCACTTCTGTTTCAACAGTTTCTTCTTCAAGATCTTCTGTTTCTTTAGCTGGTACTTCATCAGACACTTCTCTAACGTCTGCTATCATACCTTCCTCAGATACTACAACTAATCTACCATCTTCAAGGATATACTCCCCTACTGGCATTGCTACTTTCTCATCGTCTGTGACAATAAAAATTTCACTTCCTTTTTCAAATGTTTCAGCACTTACTACAGTACCGTTTTCCAACTTCTGTTCTTCAAGTTTTACCTCGATGCTTAAAAGTGTTCTAATTTGATTTAACATTTTTGTTTTTTCCATACTATTTATATAACGATTATTAATTTACTTTTTGCATTTTCAATCTGTTCTTGTTATTACACCTATGCCTTGTGCTTGCATAGATCCATCACAACAAGAGATAGAATATTTGTTAGTGTCCCAACACAAACAAGCACGACCACCCCCAGTAGGCGATGTTCTACTAGGTATAAAAGTTTTGTTTTTATTGTTCCTCTGCATTTAATATGTCTTTAATTTTGTTAAGTAAAACATCATCTTCACTCATTAAGTTATCTAGTGTTTTATCCTTAGGTGTTTCCATTTTGTCTGCAAAGTAACCCTCAATAGAAAAACCCTTAACTTTATTTGTTTTAACATACTCATTCCAAACATCTTCATTGTTTACTTTTACACTACCCATCCAAGTACCTACTGGTACATCTAAACCATATAATGCAGTCTTGTCTTTGGCTTTATCTTCTACTATCCAGCTTTCTACTAATGTTAAACCATTAAGCGCTTTATTGTGTTCAAGTGTTGAGTTGCTTTGTTTACCGTTCTGTAAGAACATTTGCGATGCTTTTACGATAGTATTTTTTGAAAAGAATATATAATACTCACCCTCTGAACCATTGCGGTAAATAGGCTTGTCTGGAATTAATAAAGCACCCATAAGTATTTTTTTTTCTTTGTCTACTTCTGCAAGTTTTATCTCTTGGTTCTTTAAAGCTACAAAGTCACTTTCAATGGCTGGGTTTTCTACAATAGAGATTGCATCTACTCCAGTATCAATTTCTTCTTCATCTAAAATAAGTTCTATGATCTTCATAAATATATAACGTGTTTAGTTTTTAATTTTGCATTTATATACTTGCACCCTCAATAATATTTCTTTCCATCTCTTGTGCAGTTGTTACATCATTACTCACAACGTATGCTCTTGATGGTCTTTGTGATTGCCCACCTATTGCATCTGCTAATTGTGTTTCTCCACTAGAACCTACTATGTTAAATGCTGGTGGTTGAGGTGCAGAACCACCACCAGTTGGTGCAGTTGGTGTATTCCCACTTCCACCGCCACCTTTTACTGTAGATAATATATTTTTAGCTTGTGATACAGCTCCTAATACTGCTG